CGGACGTTCATTTGTCCATGCTCACGACACAATTGCCTCCAACAATGGTCCCCCCAGCCGGGATTCTTGACGCATGGAAGAATGATGAGTACAATGGTATGATTTCTGGTCCAGCTGCGGTGGTAGAACACTTGTCAGGCAAACTCGCCAGGATGCCAATGATAGGACGATATGCATTGGCAACACAGCACGTGGCAGCCCGCGTCAATTCCATAGCAAGATACTTTGGATTCAGCCGCCCCACATTACCCGAAAATATGCACCTGACTGGACATGGCTCATATGGTAACATGACGAATTCCAATGTGCACGACACCGCAATCAAGCTCACGCTGGACGTTAAGCAGGAGACTACTATCGATAGCAGAGTAAACGGCCAACATGGAGATGATGAGATGACTCTCAAATCCATATTCACACGCGAAGCATTCCTGACTGCCTTCACTTGGACGCCCCTTGTTGGTAGCGAAACAGTCCTTTGGTCCGCTTCCAACGTTCCGACCCACTTCCAGACTTCGTCTTATACATCCGTCACTGGAACCGGCTTTCACCTAACTCCTATGTGCTTTGCTTCTTTACCCTTCCACTATTGGAGAGGTACGATTAAGTACAGATTTATGGTTGTCGCCACCCCTAGTCACCGAGGTAAGTTGATGATTAAATTCGATCCTTACCAAGTCGCCTCTAATGACACGAATGTTGTTTACACGCATATGTTAGATTTGGAAAAAGACAGAGATTTCACTGTTGAAGTAGGTTGGGGCCAAGGCCTAAACTACCTCGAAATACCCATTCTTGATAATACCTCGACTCCTTATTATGGCCAAACACGTCGCACTGTTTTGCAAGGCTTCGCCAATGGAGTTATCGAGGTCGCCATTCAGAATCCCCTCACTTGTGTAAATTCTACAGTCAATTTCGACGCAACAATTCTTGTTTTCGTCTCCGCAGGAGATGATTTCGAGTTGGTTGGTCCAGATGACAGTACAATACGCAATCTCACGTATTTTCCCCAAGGCGGCTCAGAGTTAACGGATGCAGCCAGGGGCGATGGCGATCCTGAAAATGCGCAAGAAACGTTCAAATTTGGGCAAATAGGCTTAGTTCCTGAGAATTTATTGATTCATGACGGTGATCCTATCACCTCATTCAGGCAATGTCTGAAGCGATATGCTCTTTCTCAAGTCATCAGTATGTCCAATAACGATTTTGGAACTATCAAGCTTACACAATCTGACTTCCCTTTTTATAGAGGCATTTCGTACAACACCGACATATCAGTGCCACAGCTTAACGGCTTACACACAGTTTTAGTCGGTAGTCCTACGCCAGTTCCCATTCCATATAATGTTGTCAACACTACACTTCTTAATTACCTCACTCCAGCATATGTGTGCAGGAGAGGAGGCCTACGGAGAATGTATATATTACCGAACAACATAAATGGATCATGGACTAACTATGTCTCAATAACTCGAGAAGTCAGGAAGAAAGTCTATTCTTTGGTGCAAGGTGTGCTACCTGCTACGATATCGCAGGCGACCGCTACAGCAGCTTTGAATACCCATTTGGACCTTTCACCCACAATGTGGAATGGAGCCCACCGCATGGATCCCAATAACACGGGAGCCCTACACGTGGAGTTACCTTACCACAACAATCGTCGTTTCTACACGGCAAAGCGCCTTAACATGCGCAACCCATCAAATGGATTCCAATCCCACACTCTTTCAGCATATATTCGCACCGACCCTGATAGTCGGCAGACGATATATGACTATGTGAGCGTGGCTGAGGATTTCAATTTGTCTTATTTCACTGGATGCCCTATAGCATTTTTTCCACCTAAACCGGTGGCAATTGTCCCACCATAAGACGAAGAACTGACCTAAGGAGTATACGTCATTAAACTGTTTTCCGAAACTTGTATTCAAGTAGTTCACCCGCAAACTTAAATCTACGGGGGTCGTCTAGTGTACCACAACACAGATAGTATATTCAGTACTAGTACTT